TGGACGGGAAAAGTGAGCGCATTCAGCACTATTTCAACGCGGTTTACTGCTGGGCACGCGCCATGCTCAACGAACGATACCAGGACTATGACGCCACGGCATCCGGTGTGAAGCGCGGCGAAGAACTGGCAGAAGCCAGCGGTGATTTGTGGCGTGACGCCCGCTGGGCCGTCAGCCGGGTGCAGGATGCGCCGCACTGCACAGTGGAGCTGATCTGATGAAAGTGCGTGCGTACCAGGGTGACACGGTGGACGCGCTTTGCTGGCGTCATTACGGACGCACGCAGGGCGTCACGGAGCAGGTACTGCAGGCAAATCCGGGGCTGGCTGAGCACGGCCCGTTCTTACCACACGGGCTGCAGGTGGATCTGCCGGATATTGCCACCACCTCCACGGTGCAGACCGTCCAGTTATGGGACTGAAATATGACGCTTGAACGGATCAGCGCCTTCATCACGTACTGCATCGCTGTACTGCTGGCATGGATGGGAGATTTATCGCTTAAGGATGTGTCGACAGTGGGCGGTGTGTTGATTGGCGTGCTGATGCTGGCCATCAACTGGTACTACAAACACAAAACCTACCAGCTGCTGCGCGGCGGAAAAATTACACGGGGGGAATATGAATCCTTCAACCGTTAAACGCTGCCTGGTAGGGGCGGTGCTGGCGATTGCCGCCACCCTGCCGGGCTTTCAGCAACTTCATACCTCAATGGAAGGGTTGAAGCTGATAGCCGATTACGAGGGCTGCCGCCTGCAGCCGTATCAGTGTGATGCGGGGGTGTGGACCGATGGCATTGGCAATACGTCCGGCGTGGTGCCGGGGAAGACCATCACGGAACGGCAGGCCGCCGGGAGTTTCATCACCAACGTTTTAAGGGTGGAGAAGGCGCTGGATCGCTGTGTCCTGGTGAGCGTACCGCAGAACGTCTATGACGCGCTGGTATCGCTGGCCTTCAACGTGGGAACCGGCAATGCCTGCGGTTCAACCATGGTGAAGTTTATCAATCAGAAGCGCTGGCGCGAGGCCTGCTATCAGTTGCCACGCTGGGTATACGTCAAAGGCGTATTTAATCCGGGACTGGACAACCGCCGCGCGCGGGAGCTGTCCTGGTGCTTAAAAGGAGCGTAACGAAATGAAAAAGAAACTGATCGGTGGGTTATTTTCGGTGCTGTACACGGCTCTGATGATTTTTAGTCTCTTTGTTCCAAACAATATTGTTCCGGCACTGGTTACAGCCTTGACCTGGATAGCCTGCCTGCTGAGCTGGGGAGCGGTGCTACTATGCCTGGCTGGATGGTATGCGGGCGGCACTCATCGGCGGGAGGCAAAGCAGGCGCTGACGCGCTTTTTCAGCACGCCAGGAAACCAGGTGATCCGATGGGCCAGGTGTTCACTACTTGTGATTTTTCTCCCCTTTACGGGCCACGTTGTCACCCTGGTATTTTATCTGCTGACGCTGGCCGCGCTTAAGGTTCTGCGTGCGCAGATTATTGATGCGGAGCCGGTGACGGTATGACGAAGGCGCTGGCGGTAATTCTGGCGCTGGTAGTGCTGGCGCTTGGCTGGCAGTCATGGCGGATGAAGGAGGCCAGCCAGACCATCGAGCGGCAAGGGCGGGATCTGAAAACGACAGGCGAAAAACTGGCAAAGACGAACAGCCAGCTGATCGCCCTGTCCATCTTGTCCGAAACCAATAACCGGGAACAGGCAAGGCTTTACGCGGTGGCAGAAAGTACAAACGCGCTGCTGCGAAGCCGTCAGCGCAGAATTGAGGAGTTAAAACGTGAAAATGAGGATTTACGCCGCTGGGCTGACACTCTTCTGCCTGCTGACGTTATCAGGATGCGCGAACGTCCAGCCCTCGCCGGAGGTGCTGCTTACCGTGAATGGTTGTCCCAGAGTGACGCAGTGCCGCCTGGAAAAGTCGGTGGCACGCACTAACGGCGATCTGCTGACCGCGCTGGATGAAGCGGAGGCGGCCTGGGCGGTCTGCGCCGATAAAGTGGACACGATAATTTCCTGTCAGGAGCGAAACAGTGAACAAGCCTCAATCCTTACGCCGCGCCCTGAATAACGCGGTGCCATATGTCCGTGATAACCCGGATAAGCTGCATTTGTTCGTTGATAACGGATCGGTGGTGGCAACCGGGGCAGCGTCACTTTCATGGGAATATCGTTACACCCTGAATGTGGTGATTGTGGATTTCAGCGGCGATCAGGGGTTATTGATGGCGCCGGTGGTGGCCTGGCTCATGGAGAATCAGCCGGATGCCATTCATAACCCGGAGCTGCGGGAAAAGTTGCTTTCCTTTGAAGTCGATATTTTGCGCAATGATATCTGTGATATCAGCCTGAACCTGCAACTGACAGAGCGTGTGATAGTCAGCGCTGACGGTGACGTGTCCAGCGTCGAAGCAGTGCCGGAACCGGACGAACCGGACGAAATGTGGGCGGTGAGCCGTGGCTGATCTGCAGGAAGTTGACGCCTGGTTAGATGCGCTCTTGGCGGGTCTGGAGCCTGCCGCACGTAAGCGCATGATGCGGGAGCTGGCGCAGCAGCTGCGCCTCAACCAGCAGAAAAATATCAGGATGCAGCGCAACCCGGACGGGACGGCTTACGAGCCGCGTCGCGTGACGGCCAGAACGAAACAGGGCCGCATCCGTCGGCAGATGTTTGCAAAACTCCGCACAACAAAATACCTGAAAGCCGTCGCCAGCCAGGACTCGGCAAGCGTCGAGTTTGAGAGCCGTGTGCAGCGCATAGCCCGTGTGCATCACTATGGCTTGCGTGATCGGGTCAGCCGTAAAGGCCCTGTGATTACTTATCCGCATCGACGATTACTAGGAGCTAATCATCATGTCATTGAGTTAATTCACAATAGTTTATATAGATGGTTGTTTAATTAATTTTCATTTTTAAATTTACTTTTTGTTTGTGCTGCTATAGCCTCTGTTAGCCCTGCAATTAATTTTTCTTGTGGAGGATGCGGGGTTTTATCAAAGCTGATATTGTGATTCCTTAAGGCATCTAGAGTAGACGAGAATTTTGATATATCTCCCCGAGATAGCATATATGCTATCTTTTGGTTCTCATAATCATTGCTAAGTTGCATGTAATATTTGGTAAAAATAACAAATATGCGTGTTACATATCCTATAAATAAAAGAACGGAAAAGCTAATTAATATAGAGGCTATTGAATCGGCTATTTTTTCTGACTTGTCTTTTTTGAGGTAAATTAAATCATCAGGTTGTAACTTGAATCTATCATTTCTAGCGGTGTTGGCATCGCTAACGCTATTATTTTTGTCATGTAGGTTTTGTGTTTTTGTATTGAAAAAGGCCTCTAAGGCTTTTGTGTAGTTATTTAGAATAGTGGTTGCTTGATATAGTTCATTATTTCCATCAATCATGCTTGATATGAAATTTGTTATTGGGTTGTTGTTTTTTGATTTGATTGCGAAGATTCCGGTTAATACTAGGGCAGTGGCCAACAAAAGAATGTATATAAAAGTGATTGTTATTCTTCTTGTGCTAATACTTCTTGTGTTTAACTCTTTTAAAGTTTCTAAATAAATTTTTTGTTCTTCGTCCATATCTTTCTCTCTTGCTGTACCAGAAGTATTGTACTGTTGTTCATACAATCTACCTGAACTATCTAAAAAGTCGACAAACAGTCATCCTGATTGGATGAATACTCAACTAACCGAAATCATGCGCCTTATCACTAATCTGATCCGCACCGGCATTGTGACCGAAGTGGACCGGGACAGCTGGCTGTGCCGGGTGAAAACGGGCGACCTCGAAACCAACTGGATTAACTGGCTGACCTACCGTGCAGGTAAATCCCGCACCTGGTGGTGCCCGTCTCCAGGGGAGCAGGTGGTGCTGTTCAGCCTGGGCGGCAATCTGGAGACAGCCTTTGCGCTTCCGGCCATCTACTCCAACGCCTGCCCGCCGCCGTCAGACTCTGAAAGTGCGGACGTGACCGCATACGAGGATGGCGGCTGGTTCGAATACGACCCCGCCACCGGGCGCTGGATTATTCGCGGCGTGAAAAGCGTGCTGATTGAGTCTTCGCAGGTTGTCTCCTGCAAAACCGGTGAGTTTGTGATCGAGGCTGACACCACCCGTATTAACAGCAATGTGATCCTGAATGGCGATGTGACCCACGGCGGCGGCGCGATGACGTCAAACGGCGTCGTTGCTGATAAGCATAAACACCCTGGCGACAGTGGCGGAACGACAGGAGACCCATTTTGACGCTCTATATCGGGATGAGCCGCGATACCGGCAGAGCTATTACGGAATCTGACCACCTGCGTCAGTCGGTGCGTGACATTTTGCTGACCCCGCAAGGGAGCCGGCTTGCGCGCCGGGAGTATGGTTCCCTGCTTTCAGCGCTCATTGACCAGCCGCAAAACCCGGCGCTGCGCCTGCAAATCATGGCTGCGGTGTATGTGGCGCTGCGGCGCTGGGAGCCGCGGCTGCAACTGGACACCATCACGGTTAACAGCAGCAACATGGATGGCGCAATGGTTATTGAGCTGGCAGGCCAGCGTAATGACGGCGTGCCCGTGTCCCTTTCCGTATCGACAGGAGCAGACAATGGCCGTTATTGACCTTTCCCAGCTGCCGCCGCCGCAAATTGTGGATGTGCCGGATTTTGAAACCCTGCTGACTGAGCGCAAGGCTGAATTTGTCGCGTTATTTCCGGCAGAAGAACAGGAGGCCGTGGCCCGCACCTTAACGCTTGAGTCTGAGCCGGTGGTGAAAATGCTGCAGGAAAATGTGTACCGGGAGTTGCTGCTGCGCCAGAGGATTAACGAGGCAGCGAGAGCCGTGATGGTGGCCTATTCCGGCGGGGATGACCTGGACAATTTAGGCGCAAATAACAACGTACAGCGCCGGGTGATTACAGCTGCAGATGACACCACAACACCACCCACGGAGGCGGTAATGGAATCTGACGCGGATTATCGCCAGCGCATTCCTGCTGCATTTGAGGGGATGAGCGTTGCCGGACCAGTCGGAGCCTATGAATATCACGCGCTTAGCTCGGATGGTCGGGTGGCGGATGCGTCAGCGTTCAGCCCGTCACCGGCAGAAGTCGTGGTGACTATTCTGGCCCGCGACGGCGATGGTACTGCGCCTGAAGACTTACTGCAGGTCGTCGGTGAGGCCCTGAATGATGAGGCTGTGCGGCCAGTGGCGGATCGGGTGAGCGTCCGATCTGCTGAGATTGTCCCCTATGAAATTGATGCGGTTCTTTATGTCTACCCCGGCCCGGCTAAGGAACCCATCCTGGCGGCAGCGAAAGCGCAGGGCACGGCATACATCAACGAGCAGCGTCGCCTGGGGCGTGATGTGCGGTTGTCCGCGATCTATGCCGCGCTGCATGTTCAGGGTGTCCAGCGCGTCGAACTGATAAAGCCACTGACGGACATGGTGCTAGATAAAACGCAGGCGTCATATTGCACCGATTTTAAAGCAGAAATTGGTGGCTCTGATGACTAGCAGCCTGTTGCCGCCGGGGTCGTCTGCGCTGGAGCGCAGGCTGGCGCAAGCCTGTTCAGGTATCAGTGATTTAAACGTGCCGCTGCGTGACCTGTGGAACCCGTGGAAATGCCCGGCAAAGTTTCTGCCGTACCTGGCCTGGGCTTTCTCCGTTGATCGATGGGAGGAAACCTGGACAGAAACCGCTAAGCGGCAGGCAGTAAGTGATGCGTTCTGGATCCATCAGCGAAAAGGAACGGTGGCGGCAGTTAAGCGGGTGATCGAGGGGCTGGGGTATTCGATGACCATTGAGGAATGGTGGGAGGTGGCCGACCCCGCCGGGACGTTTCGGCTTGAGATCGATCTGAATGAAATCGGCATCACTGAGCCGATGATTTATGAGCTTGAGAGGATTATAGGTGATGCCAAACCGGCGAGCAGACACATCTCTCAGATGACATTGTCTACTACCTCTCGCGGTATTGCGCATCTTGGTGCTGCCGCAATTATTGGCGACGAAGTAAGTGTTTATCCGCAGCAATATAAGCCGGGCAACGATATTTTTTACGATGGCCTGATTTTCCATGACGGCAATTATCAGTATGAGGAATGATATGGCGAGCATAAAAGAATTGCCGCGCTGGGAAGATGAGGTCTATCAGATCGCGCGT